CCGCTCAGCCAGGGGAAGCTCGCAGCGAGCCCAGGTTGGACCGTAAAGGAAGTCACTCCAAAAGTCGTGTTTCCTGCAACATCTGCGACATATTCTCGATGCCTGATTGTCACGCCACCTTTGATGCCAGTCACTCGCGGCTTGAATACTCGTACTCTGCGTGACTGCGCTACAGGCGCGTTCGTAATAGCTCCGGCATTCTGGGATGCTGGGGAGCCGTTCCACCACCTTTTCAAGGTGGCGATGGCTTGTTGGGTCGAATATCCTACGGATTGAAGGTAGGACTGGTTGTTGTATACCCAAGCTATCACTTGTGACCAATCGGTTGATGCTGCTACAGCACTGATCAATGCTCCCGCCGCCATCTTCTGCGGTTTGTAAGGGACCATTGCCGTACTCTTTCGTCTCGTCATTGTTGGTTGTTGTTGATGAACTAATCTTTGTGATTGTTGATTGAACTGTTATGTTTCTTTCTCGATTATCTCGGCGCTATGGTAAGTATAGGTGATTAAGCTATTATTTGAATCGATGGGGACGCACCAAGTCGCGCCCCCCATAGAACCGTGGTCACACATTATTCACGTCCAGCACCACTCACACGAGGTTTCGGCGCCGCCTTCTTCGGCCGCCGACGTCCATTACTACCACGCGATGTCACCGAAACAGCATCGCCCCCAGCTTTGGTCTTCTGGGGCCTCCTTCTTACCCCAGCCTCTGCTGGCTTGCTATTTCGTGATCTCTCGCGCGTGGTCGTCTTCCTCGTGTTCTTGGTGTTGGTCGTGTTCGACTTACGAACCTGCTTCGCTTTCTTTTCCTCTCCGGGTACCACATCCTCATCAACTACTATCGTGGCTGAGTTCTTTGGTCTCTTGGGCTCAGCACATAGGGGTGGTGTAAGGGTTTGTTCAATTGAGGTGACACTGTTAAGCCAACCATGGAATAGTTCGAAGTCGAATCCAAACGGTTCCAATGCTTTCACAGCGTAAGCATCCATCCAGCCATCATTCTGGTTTGGGTACTGTACCTCACGGGGGGTCTCGGAGTTCCATGCTCGGATGCTCGCGGTCTTCTTGTTCATCGCGATGTCTCGTCCGTGGAGGGAAACTATCTTGGTCACGAGCTCGCCCAATACTGGGGTCTTGGCGTCAGTAAGATAGAAAGCGCGGGCCTTCTCTAGAAGTTTCTCAAGCGGTGTTACATTTGGAGGTAGTGAAACTGTTGTGTGTAACTTTGCGAGTTGTCTAGGAAGGTCGCAGCACGAATTGGTATCGCCGTACCATACATGCGGCCCGTACATGCGGGAGAGGAATGTGATTCCTTCGTCCCCCTGGGAAATGAGTTCAACATCCAACTTGAGACCGAGCATCGTCGCTGCTCTGGAATACTTTATCGGATCGACATTGGCCGTCAGCCCGTCGTCGCCGCCATAAATGCCAAGACGCTTCCATGCAACCTTTGGTGGAATAAATGCACCACTCTCACGCGTCATTCGGAAAGTCAGGTAGGCTACATACGCATTCGCGATGGAATTGAATGCTGCTGTCTCGGGGGAACCAGATGCACGCGCGTATCCTGTGTTGTATCGCGTGCCAAATGTTCCAAAGGCGGGTTGGGTGAATTGGGAGTTGTGGAGGTCCGTGACGTCACGCGTGTACTCAGGTCGGAATGCTCGCACCAGTAGCATCTTCTCCAACACTCGGAGTAGTTCAGAC